GCTTATTGTTAAAACCTTTTCCGTATAATTGATAAAACAATATACCCAAAATAGGACAATTAAACAATACTTGGATACTATTTTGTTTGTCCATGTCATGTATAGTTATATTATCAATACCGAAAATATCCTTGGCGTCTTTGCAAAAATCAATCAACTTTTGGTTATCTTTATGAATCGTGATGCCAATTCCTCGAATAACCGTTTTGTTTTTACACAAAATATGTCCATCTCCTAGCCAAATACCAACAAATTTCATGTACTTTTCATTGACAGGGATTTTAGAATAAATTGCAGTTGATTTAAGTTTACATTCGGATGGTTTTGAATTTTTGGAATTATCATGTGTAGATGTAGTCTGCAAGTATAACTTGGTTCCGTTCTCATTTTCTTTGACATCTAAACTATTAGTATACCCTGGAAAATCAAATGAATCAATTACATTCTTGACATGAATAAAAGTCTGTTCCGACGAACCATCGTATTTGGGAATCATTACATAATCTTCCCTGGTCAACTCATTAACGGCCTTCCAATCTTTTGTCTTGTCAACAGTGTTAAACACAAACAGCTTGTGATCTTCCGTCACTAGAAAATTGTTGGTTTTACTAATATGTACATTGTACATCTTACGATGCGCTAGCAAATTTTTGTGGCATTGAACTACCTTTTTTAGGTTTCCATTGTGCGTCACTACTTCATCGCCAATTTTGACTTCTTTAATTGGAAGTGGTCCTCGTAGTGTATTTACTATGGTATTTTCATCAAAGCACGATGACATCTGCGCATTTACCATCCCCGCATGATACAAAGTTGGAGTCGCATGAATCGCCTCTCCTGAACGCAACATGACAAAGCTTTTCTTGACGCGTTCCCAATCCTTAGTATGAAGAAAAAGCGCAATACGAAACCATAAATGATCTAGCCTTTCCATCACACCTTTGTGGGTTTGAAGTAAATAGGCGCGATACAAAGTCTTCCATCCAAAAAATGTCATTGGAAATTCTGTCGAATTGGCTTGAACCTCTTCAAATACCTTTTCAATTTCGGATGCATTATCACAAATAAATTGATAAAACTCGCCGTCTAGCAATGGTTTGACTTTTCCATTCAAATCTTTATTATTTTGCAGCTTGTGCATCGTGTCAACAAAAGATGGACAAGTTTTGGAATGATGCTGCTCAATCGATAATTGGTACGCCAAATAATCATAATTTTTGTGAATATGGGAACGAGAAGTTAAATATTGAATAAAGGTTTCATATAGCACATTTGGGTCACTAATATCGGATGGAACCTTGCTAAGCATATCATTTTGTATTTCACTATCTAATTGATAAAAAACGGAATCAGCATTCATTATTTTTTATCAATCTTGTATTTATTTAAAACAGAATTCAATTTTTAATAAATCTAAATTGTAAAATGTTTAATTTACCAGTTATACAAGCGGACTACAACTTTTATTTTAAAAATCACATTATATCCATCGATTCGATCGAGAATTTAAAACCGTTTTGTTTTTTGACATCCAATGCCTTGGAAATTTTGCATCAAATCATTGAAAAAAATAAAGTACATATTCAAAGTAATGAACGAATTCCAAATTTTTTAAGAGGCTTGGTTTATTATTCCACATTTATTCGTGACTTGTGTTATCATTCTCTTGTCTTGGAATACTTGTCTAAATTAACTGGTATACAACTTATTCCTCATTATTTGGCATCGAATGTTGGTCATGTCAATATTGGTCTTGTCAATCAAAAAGATGTAGACCAGTGGCATTATGATTCTGTACCCTATGTTTTAATTGTTTTATTGACTGATCCCACAAAATTTCAAGGAGGAAATTTGGAGTATGAATTAAATGATAAAATCCATTGTGTTCCATTTTGCAGTGCAGGTGATGCAATATTCTTGAAAGGAAGTGAAATAAAACACCATGTTACAAGAGTATTGAGTGGAAAAAGAATTACATTGATAAATTCATACATGGATGCCAATGATTTAATCGATTCGAGCAAATTACCAACATTTTCCAAAGAAGAACATTTCCACCAAGAATTATATAGCGGTAAACTAGAGTGGATGTCCAAGAAATTGTTGACTCTTTCAAAAACAGATTATCATAAATCTAATTCTATAAAGTCAATTAATCAATGTATCGACGATTTATTGGATTTAAAAAATCATTTACAATAATAAAATGTTAAATTCATTATCTGATGACTTATGGCTCCCGATTTTAAGCTACATTGAAAATTTAAATCAAATATTAAATCTCCGATTGGTAAACCGTCACTCGAATAAAATGGTCCAGGATTATTTTAAAATAACTCCACATGAAATATCCTTCCGTATGGTAGTTCCTCTTGTAGTGCGTGACAGATTTTCCAAAAAAGCTTGTCAACATTTATATCACCATTTTTTAATTCAAAATGTTAAAAAACTAACTGTTGTATTGCAAGATCCTCCTCAGAAATACAGCAAAAGCGATTATGATCTTTTAATATATCCTGCTACTATTCGTCGTCTTCGGAAATTCTTGAAAAATGCTCCACAAGACAGTTTTAAAGATCTAGTAGTCAACTATAAAGCATCGTTAATGCACCATAAATTCATCTATTGGTTAGATAAAACGATTCGTCAGCATTATTCTACTACCGAAGAGTTTGTTGAATATATGTAATTTTATTTGTTGTTAACAAATAAAAGTTTGGCAAAAATATATTAAGCCTTGTACTCTACCGAAATAACTTTACCCAACATTACTAAACTGTTGGACTCCATAATCGCAACACGTCCAAGACCCTGAGAAGATTCATAGCTCTCACAATAAAATGGAAGCATCGGTTGGAAAGTCACCTCGGCTTGTTCATAAGCTTCAATAAACTCTGGGTTTTCTACCTTGGCATTGGCTGTCTTTTTAGACATTTTCCAATGAATCTCTGTAATCTTACAAGCAGTCTTGCCTGTACGAATGTGAACAATTGGAGTATATCCCTTTTTAAGTTGACCAGGATGTTCCTGAACAAAGACCATGGCGCGGAAGGTACTTACTGGCTTGAGAACATTCTCCTTTTCAATGTACATTACATCACCCGTCTTGGGCAACAAATCTTTACTTAGACCCTTCAAGTTGATACCAATATTGTCTCCAGGGACGGCTTGAGAATATGATTTGTGGTGCATTTCAATGGAGAACACCTTGCATCCACCAATATTTGATGGCACAAAACCTACAATATCGTTAGGTCTAAGAGTGCCTGTCTCAATACGACCAGCGACGACAGTTCCAATACCCTTGATGGCGTAAATACCAGAAACAGACATACGAAGTTTAGCCTCGGGATTTCTTTTAGGAGGTTGGACAAGCTTATCCAGGGCGTCAAGAAGAGTATGACCCTTGACAGTTTCTTTCGGGTTAATGTTGCATTCAAAACCCTTGTACCAAGGCATATTGACACTAGGTGTTAGGATATTGTCCCCCTTAAATCCAGCAATGGCAAGGAATGGGAGTTTCTTTGGCTTGAAACCAATACTTACCAACATCTTGGTCATCTCTTCTTTAATTTCAAGATAACGCTCCTCAGAAAAATTGACGGAAGGATCATCCATCTTGTTGATACCAATAATAATCTGTTCAATACCCAAAAGAAAAAGTAGACGAGCGTGCTGTCTCGTCTGACCTTGTTGTTGTCCAGTTGCGTGATCAGCCTTTTGAATCGCAGTCTCAAAAGCACCCTTGTTGGCTGGAACAAGCAAAAGAGCGACATCAGCCTGGGAAGCACCTCCAATCATATTTTTAATAAAATCTCTGTGCCCAGGAGCATCAATAATGGTATAATGTTTATTATCAGTAAAGAATTCCTTGGTATTACACTGAATTGTAATACCACGCTCTCTCTCTTCTTTGTTGTTGTCCATATAAAAGGCAAAACCGAAAGATTCTTTACCCATTTCTTTGGCTGTTTGTTTAAGTTTTTCCATTTCACGCTCTGGAATACCTCCAAGCGAGAATAGTAAGTTTCCACACAGACTTGACTTGCCCGCATCGACTTCACCCACGATCACAATACTAATATGATCCTTTTTCTTTTCTTCAGACATTAACTTGTTTTTGTTTTTGTAATAAAAGGATTTAATTGCTTAAATCAATTTTTGAAAAAATGATTTGTTCAATCATGAATTGCTAATTTTGCTCGCAAATCCCAAAGATGTGCATAATCAATTCTTATTAAATCCAAAGCAGTTTTTGTATCTGTTCCATTCAAATTTTTAGAATATCCAAAATCAATTAATTTAATCCTGTCTAAATTTGAATTGTACATTACATTTTCCGACATTCTCAAATCTCCGTGAACATAATTTATATTATGGAGATCATTTAAAGTTTGGTATAATTGATTAAATATAGAAGTTTTTTGTTCTTGTGTGAGTGAATTTATATAATTTAAATTTAATTCCTTGTATCCTTCCAAGTATTCCATTGAATAAGAATCATCATAAAAATTGTATACCTTTATGATATTCGGATGTTCAATTAAACAACGATTAATTTCTACTATGAAAAGATACTCTTGTTTAATATTTTGATTACATTCATATTTAGTTTTTTTAATCACTATATTATTATTTTTATAAATAATTCCTTGGGCACCTTTCCCTAAAACAATCATCGCATATATATATATATATTATAAATTTAATAAAAATTTTTATTAAATTCCCCATGACCCAGTATAATACATATTTCCATTTTTAAATGCTATGCTATAATCCTTCATATGAAACTTGTACTCCTCTTCGGCTTCTTCCAGCGCTAAATCAATTGCATTTTTCCGTTTTATATCAAATCGCTTATAAAACATTCTAAATCGATATTTCGGTCGATGCGAAACATATCCAAATATTTTTGTGTTACATCTCGTATTACCACAAGGTGCAGGAGGCAAAGTTAGGTCGCACGCAATGTGTTTTAAATTGATTTGAAAATCTCTCTTTTTTTGTGGATTTAACCGCCTGTGGCAGATGGGGCATCTTTCGGCCAATTTTTCTTGGTATTTTTTGTTGACGGCATAGAGTGAAAGCTTATCTTTGGTTTTTAGATAATTCAAGACAATATAGCCTCCAATCGTTTGATTTTCGTGCAATTGGACTGAAAAAAGTCGATCCAAAAAATTCATGATAACCTGTTTATTTTAAAAAGTCAATTATTAGTTTAAATTTTAAAAATCAAGTACAATCTCAAAATTTAAAAACTTTATACTCAATTTTTACAAACAAATTCTGCCCATGATACGCCTTTTTTAGCATTTTGTTGAAACATGTCTTTGCTATTTGCAATCAACATTGCTGTTTCATTCTTTTCCAAAATTTCGTTGGGTATTTCCAAATTTTGTAATTCTTGTACAATGAATTCCTCTGCATCAAGAGCTTTTGGATGAAAATCGTGCAACAAAAACAAATTATGAAATTGATAAACATAAAACCTAACTATCAATTTATAAAGATGTGTCCATTGCTTCCATCGCGTACATTTATCTTTGTCGACAGTAACATTAATTTTCGGTATATCTTTACGAATTAGATTTTCCAAAAAACTAGACATTTCCTCAAAACTAATCGATTCCTTGACAAAATTAATAAACAAATATTTGAACGCTTCTTCTTTTGCATAATCTAACAAGACATTCGTATAAGCTTGTAGTTGAGCGACATACCTATCCTCTCTCATCATGGAATGCATCATGGAATGCATCATGGAATTCATCATTAAATTTATTTCATTCATGCTTAATTTTGAGACACTAAAATAATCTTGAAAACAATTTTTACATTACTTTAATAAACAAAATTGCAAACAATCTTGTATTTTTTTTTCTGTAGGCGAGATTGGTATACAATTTATTCTTAAAATAACAATCGACAAGGCAAATTTATCGATTCGTTTTCCTTCTTCAATACTGTAAATTTTGCCTAATTTAATGGATGATTTTAAGTACTTTCTAGTACTTACAAGCGGTGTTGAAGCAGTTGTTTTTTCATCACAAGCACTACCAAAGTCAATTAATTTAATACATCCGTCCTTTCGAACCATTATATTTCCGGGTTTTATGTCTCTATGTACAATGTTATGATCATGTAATATCTGAATCGCTAGACTAATATTTTCAATCCACAATTTTTTGATAGATTCAGATATATATTCATTTTTCCGCAAGACTTTGTCCAATGAATCGTAATCTTTTAGATATTCCAATAATAAATAAGAATTATCAGAGTGTTTATAAACGGCCTTGACATAATAATCTTTCTTGTCAAATTTTTCCACGACTTTGGATATTTTGTAAATATGAGATACCGGTTCGGCAGTTTTGTTTGGCTTTCGTATATATAACTGATTTAATCCGTCTTTAACTAGATCAATTTTTCCAAAACCTGAGGGAGCAATATTTTTGACAAGGTGCAAGGGTAATTTTATTTTACTAGATTTCATAAAAGCTTTGGGTAACTATTATATTTTTATCATGAAAAATATAAAACTGAATAAAATAAATTTTATCGTCATTGAAATAACATAATGAAATGGAAATGGTTCGCTTATTTAATTCAAAATGTACAAGTAAAAGTAATCCAGCGAAATTTCCTGATACAAAAATTTACTTTGAATACGAATGTTTCAGTATATCACCCTATTCCAGGTCAATTACATCATAAACCACTGTTTATTCGATTTATAAAAAATCCAATACATAATTTGGATTATTTATATATTGATTATAAAAATACCTCGCAAGATGAAAAAAACTCTAGTTTATCCATTAAATCCTTTAATATTCAACTTAAAATCAAATCAGACCCATATTTATCAAATCTAAGAGATCGACATATAGGTCAAGTATCCTTTCATTTTCAAAATCAAACATTAAATTCTGAATTAATTTATATTTAACATTGCAAAATTCGAAATCGAAATAAACATCCAACAAAGATATTACCAACAATAAACATTAATAATAACTGATGACTGGAAGGATCATTATTTTTGTATTGATGATAAAAATATAAAAAAAAAATATCCAACACAAGCGCTGCAATGCATATACACCTACGATTTTGAACAGGTGGTCCAATAGGTTGAGAATTCTCTGTTTCGATAATAATAATCGTAGGTGTTTCAATAACATGTCGACATTGAGGACATGTTTTATCTCGATGTTCGAGTGATTCAAACCACACATTGATGCATTTTCGATGAAACCTGTGATTACACGGAGTAATGTAATCTAATTCTAACTCATTATTCAAGCAAATTGAACAACTCATAACTCTTGTATAAATGTTCCACCGGTGATTATAAAATCATTTTTTGGGGGATTATTCTAAAATCTTTTCTTCAATGACAGGTCTCCAAATTTTCAACAAGTTGACAAAAATATCAAAATCCTTCTTCATTGTTTCTCTCATCATTCCACTCATAATAATATTACCACTATGAAATACTAAAAATGTATTATACTTTTTCTTTGTCTTTTTATCAGAGGTGATTTCCATCATTTGACAAAGAGATTCTCTAGTATTTTTCCATTCTAAAGGCTGATTTTCAATCATTTGCGCGCAATACAATACAGGGACTTCTAATTCCCACCATTTCATATCAAGGGGAAATTTGATATTAACTCCTGTATATCCACACGATGTTTCCAACAAACTATGATAACTGGTGTCTTTATTCATCTGCTCATCTAGTTTTTGTCGATTAATTTTAAATCCAATTGAAAAATCAATGTTTGTCATTACGGTTTGAAAAAAAACCAGAATCGAATTATTTTTGGCAATCGTGACACAATCTCTACAGTGTTCAATCAAATGTTGAATGAAATGACTAACAATTGTGATTGCGTGTTGTTCAGACTTGCATCCCGTCATTTGAAATTTCCCATTTTTAGATAACTTGAAATTAATAAATTTTTGATTATCCAATTCTGCGATAATGTTAATTGCATTTCGAAAAGATTTCTTCTTCTTCTTTTTTTCACAGCAAACCATTCCTCGTCGCTCTACTCCATAATATATGGTTCGGATGCTTACTTGTTTTGTTTGCGGACCTTCATCTAAAGGCATATTGGTAAAAACTTTTTGAATATTTATTCCCAAATTGGAAGTACCAATGATCGTCTTGGTAGAGATTTTGATATTATCGTAGTTTAAAGCCATTTCATTTAAGGAATCATTGCTTTAGATCAAAATCAATCAATTTTTTTTAAATATTTTTAAATAAATGAACGCCATTCAAATCACATCCACTGTAATCGCCGTAATATATGCCATCATCTTTTTCGGGTATATTTTCTCTACTTGTTTTACCCCAGATTTTGTCATCTTCATGATTAGTACTCTATTTATTATTTCCGTATTTTTGAATTTTTACAAGTCCAGTACTGAAAAATTTTATTTTGAAGTCAGTCCTCAACGAAAAAAATGTTTGATTGAACAAGTTTCACTCAATCGTACTGGCCCTCGTTCGTGCTCTTGCTGTCAAAAAGGAACCGTAGGTGGATATCCTCCTCATTATGATCAATGGTTTGAGCCAGCAGGAGACCAAAACTGGCAACGAACCGACAATTGGACACTCGATAAACGCAATGTTGGACAATTACCTCCAACTCAACTAGTTAAAGAGCCAAAAAAACCCGATACTATGCACAATCGTGTAAAACGTTCCCAAGTAGAAATGTATAACCAAATTATGGATTAATTCAATATGGTAAAATTAGTAATCGACATTATATTATCGGAATGGTCTTTACCAATTTTAAGTAAATGTCGTCCAGGAGCAAATAAAATTTCCAATTCTTCCGTAAAATAGGATAATGGTGATATAAATAAACATTTTGTATTTTGCAATACTTGCATTTCAAAAATACAACATGAATATCTGTTTGAAAATTGATACGCCATATCTATGGATAAGCTTGTTGACATGAATAGATTATTTGTAAACACATTTTTTTTATCCAATTTAACAAATGATTTCTCCTTTACTCCTCGATACACATAAAAACTATCTTTTGGTGTTGATGGCGCTTTATTAATAATTTGGGTTATTCCCTGTATTAAGCTTTCAACCCATTTATTCCATGCTTGTGGTTTTATCATATTCGCGTTTTGTTCCATAAACTTATAGATCATCGTGTACGCTCTGAAATTATAAGATTCTACAGATTTTAACGCATCGAATGTAAATTCAAAAATTTTGCTTAATGTTTGATTCGTGTAAATCTCGTAAATCAAAGAATCCATCCAATCAGCATAAGATGCATAAGTTAATAAGTCTGTATAAATTTCATAAGCCAACGGAAATATGCGCTGTCGCTCATATCTATCAAATTTATCCATGATAGTTTTAGCATTAAGACTACGTAACATATAACTATTGCATATTTTATCACCTCCATAGGTATAACTTACAATGCGGATTTTGTCGTTCCATGGTAAATTCAACAAGAAATCATTTTGTGTTTGTAACCAAGCAAAGCATTCCGGTGTAAAATTATGCAAATTTTTATTGATTGAAATTTTTTGTTTAAATTTATCTAGGGAAAAGTTTTGTTTAAAAATTTCGAATCCATTATTATACAATAATCTAAATAATTCACTATTATCATATCTTACAAGATACAACAGCTTGATGGAAATTGTTGCAGGGTATACACCTGGTAAACTTGTATCTTTACTAACCTTTGCAATAATTTTTTTAATCGCTGGTGGAACATCATCTACTGGTGATAGTAAATATTTATCATATCGATTTCGCAAAAGAGAGCAATAGTCTTTCACTGTTTTTGGTCGTTGATGTTTAAATTGCTCAAGACTTTTACATTGTGATTGCCATAAACCCTCAAGTTGTTTTAATGAGTATTGTGGTAACTTGCTATACCCGGTGAAATTTTCACCACAAGGACGAGAGATGTCAATCATACATTTTAATGGATTTTTATTACGCAATGCATTAAGGATACAGATTAATTGTTTTTTGGTTGCTTTTTTAAAATCCAAATCGTACTTTTGCAAAAATCTGGTATCGGAAGAATTGTAAAGATAATCTATTATATCTTCTTTTGTTACTGATGATGGTAGTATCGAAGATTTACTATTCAAGTAATTTTTAATAAAAACATTCATTTATTTATAAAAAAAAAAATTACATGAAATCTGGCGCGCCGTCGTGATAAGAAGGAGGTGAAAAATCTGGGGATGATGCAGTCGGACTTTTTGTGAGCTGTGGTTGTTCAACAGTTTTCGCAGCAGTTTTAGCTTTCAATTGTTTCAAAACTTTTTTCAAATTTAATTTGGGATTCATATTTCTTAATCGTGCTGCTTTTGATAGCTGTTCAATTATTTTGCCTTCATTCTTCAAGTCATTTAACAATACTTGCAAACCAATTTTGGATTCTTTTGAATATTTCTTCAAATCTTCAAAGGTTAGTTTACTATATGAATCTTTCCATGCACGAGCTTCTAATAACTGTGTTATTTCTTTTTTAATGGTTCCTACAAGCTGTATTTTTGAAGACGATTTCGAACAATCATTATTTTCAATGGCCATTTGTTCCAAAATGCTATTATATTTCTTTATATCCTGGTCCTTCTTTTTCATATAGGATCGAAGATACAAATCAGCCGATATCGCTTCTGGATCCATACAATTTGGTCTTTGTGATTTATCGCTAAGCGGAATGTCTTTGTCTTTCAACCACTTACCAAGTTCAGTGAAATGATCCTTGTCGGTTGGTTTTATATGATCCAAATAAAATACATCTACTTTTCGCTCTGCTGGAGGCAACGATATATGACTTTTATATCTTACTCCTCTGCCTACGACTTGTTCAATAGATGCTTCATTCCAAGAAGGTTCCAATAAAATAATAGTACGAGTATTTTTCAAATCAAGTCCTTCACCACCTGCTTTGGAGATAAGTAAAACTCGTATTTTTCCAAGATTATAATTTTTAACAATATCTGATCTTTCTTTGACTGGTACTTCTCCGCGAATATATGCATAAGGAACACTGTGTTTTTTAAGCTCCGAAGCGACAATTTTATTTCCTGCATCCAACCAATGTGAAAATACAATAATTGGACCGGGTGTCGCAGGGTTTAATATTTTTTGAACGACCCATTGTATTTTTGGCGAATTTTCATCTTCCAAATTATTAACTCCTCTGCGAATCGCATTAAAAAAGATTTGAAGATTATTTTCTCCATATAATTTTAAGCTAAGAGCTCCTCTTTGTTGCATTCCTACTTTTGTGTCCTCGACAAGTTTTTCATATTTTTGCAAATATTCCGGAGTCATTTCAATGGGAATAAAATGATTTTTTCGTTTTGGAAAGTCTGGACTTTTTCCTGTATCGTAAAACGAAATTTTGCATTTTAGCAAATCATAACTAAATGTACTTGGAGTTTGCTTTGGGGATAATGGACTTTTAATCATATTATATAGCTGAATTATATCATTACTAGAATTGTATAGCGGAGTTCCAGTCAAGATTAGTACCTTGGAAGCTAATCTGGTTGCATCAGTAATAATACCATTCATTACTCCAGTTTCTTTACCATTTGTTTTCGATTTATGGTAAGGAGTGCGTAAATTATGACCTTCATCAATAATAAATAATGCACGACGGCAATCAACTTTTCCTTGTTTATAAGCATTGCAAAACCCTTGATAAGAATAATATTGATATTTGATACTGTTTTTTATATAACCATACGATGTTTCCATTTCTTTTTTAAAATTATCTAAAAGTCCGGCTGGTGTAATCACAATTACATTGTAATAAGGGTTACGGTCAAGAAAGCATTGAGATACCAAAATTGCCGTTAAAGTTTTCCCAGAACCAACTTTATGATAAACAATTAAACCGCGATTTTTCATCATAAATTCTACTATTTCTGTTTGATAATCGTGGGGATGTTTTTTGCATCGTTCAACACAAGATGGTATTCCAAGATGTTTTCGCATTTCTTGTCGTGCTAATCCGATCGTATAATCATTAATTGGTAAAGTAGGATTACAATCGTGCATAAATTTCAGCATGTCATCTAACTTTCCCAACTTGTAAATTGAATTATAATTTTTCATTTATTATTAAAAAAATGATTTTGATTTTAATTTTGTTGAAAACGCAAATCAAAATGCAACTTGTTACTTTATTTGTTTTATTGACATCTCTTTCAAACACTGTAGGACACGCTCGTTGGAAATGTCCTGCCGCGCGTGATTTGCACGATGATCATCAAAATCATATTCCTTTTGCCAACACTGGAAATAAAAATGGACCTTGTGGACCATTTTCAGGTGCGAAATATTGGGGAATGAATGGTGTTACCACACTAAAACCAGGGTGGATGTCTGTCGTATGGGAAGAGTCAATCAGTCATAAAGGAAGTCCTTTTCGAATTGCACTACTAGATCGTTCTGAAAATGTTAGTATTATATTGCTCGATCATATTCCACATTGGGATTCCTCTAAACCAAGCATGATGGATGAATCTAGTTATGTACCCTACAAGATGTCTGTTTATATTCCCAATGTAAATTGTACACAATGTTCTTTGCAACTTTTGTACATTATGACCGATAAAACCAATCTTTGTGGCGTACCAAGTTGCACATATTATACGAACGATTCGGCGTGCTCTGGTCATACAGATAACAGTATAGCCTGCTTTGGTGCGCCGAATAATAATCCTTGCAGACTCAAAAATACTTGTTTTTCTAATTATCATTCATGCACTGATTGTCGAATACTTGGGCAACACAAACTTGACAACTTTCAATATACAATTCCAGTACAATGGCCTCTTTCCAACCTTACAAATGGAGTCTATAAATTAGAAGAATCGAATTGGGTGGATGGATGGCTCTCTTCCATTCCTGTTGAATTTACCACTCCTGTTGGAAAATGTGTTTAAACTCGAGATTTAAAGTAATTTGCGATTTCTCTGGCTTGCTTGGCTGATTCTTTAGCACGAATTGCAGCAAGTGCAGCGTATTTTACATTCTGTCTTGCCTTATCTAAAGCGGATTTTGTAGCTTGTTTTACAACCGGTTGTTTCAGCACTTGTTTAGTTGCTTGTTGATGAGTCTTGCCTTTTTGAATTTGCATTGCGCCCTTTTGCACTTCTTGTTGTACTGCAGGTTGTCTTAACGCTGCAAGGACAGCTTGAGATACTGCGCTATCCATATTTTGTGTTGGAGCGTTTGGAACCTCTTGTACCAAAGCATTGGTAATTGTATTTGTCATTTTCTCTTGGACATTATCTGTTACAATTTGTTTATTGGCAGCAGTTTCAGTTGCTTCTTGAATAGCCTGAACTGCTGCTTGCTGTACGACCGGTTGTTGTAATACTTGCTTGACCGCTTGTTGTACTGTAGCTCCTTGTTGCACTTGTTTTTGCCCTTGTTGTACTTGTTGCTGTACCTCTGGTTTTTTCAGTGCCGCTAACACAGCTTGAGATACAGCACCATTGACATCCTCTCCAGAAGAACCAGGAACAGTTTGTTGTACGGCATCTTGAGCTACTTGGGTCAATGCATCTTTTACTTGTCCTGCGACAGTTTGAGTCGATGCCAAGGTTGTTGCCTGTTGAGCGGCTTGGACTGCTGCTTGCTGCACGACCGCTTGTTTTAATACTTGATTGGCAGCTTGTTGTACTGTAGCTCCTTGTTGCACTTGTTTTTGCCCTTGTTGTACTTGTTGCTGTACCTCTGGTTTTTTCAGTGCCGC